ACCATTATAGTATTTAATGTTGGTTATATCCATCATTATACGTCTTCAAATGAAGCACCAGTAGGGGTTATCACAAATTCAAGGCTAATAAACTCAAGAGACCTTGTAGGTTTAATATATATTTTTCCACTCATTGTATTTCTATCAATATCCTCTGGGTCATTTGAAACCGTAACACGGAAATCAGTTAAACCACGATCCCTTCTAATACCATCTAAGATTGGGTTTACCGTATCCAAAAACTGTTGACGTACTATCTGGTCATTTTGTTCAAAAAGAAGCCTCACAGCAACCGCAGAGATTAATTTACGTGCTTGCAATAACAACCTACGAACATTAATTCTGTTTAATGCTGATTCTCTAACTTGCAATGTTTTATTTCCCCAAATCACAGTATTCACATCAGAGAATGTTGCAATTGGATTTATTCTTCCTTGATATAAAGTATCTCTATCATCTTGTGTTAACTTTAATCTTGCTTTAACTGAATTAACTAAACCCCTATTATAACCTGCTGATGCAAACCAGGGGAATGCCACATTGTCAGTTAATGCCAAGTTTCTACAAACTTCTGCTGTTGGTGGAATATAAACTTGGGTATTATTTGCTTGGTCTCTAACCAAAATCCAAGGGTAATATGTTGCAGTATAATTTGAATCAATATTTGTTTCCTCCAAAGAAACAATTGATTCTTGGGGATAAATAACATTGTTCACATCAGTTGTTAATAAATTTGCATCAGGTGTTGTAACAATATAAATTGAATCTGCTCTATCACTTTCAACCATATCAATGGCATTTTCAACCAAATTACTATTATTAATATAATCAATACCTGGTGTAACAAAGATATTTATATTTGTTGATTCTGGATTTTTATATGTTAAAATTCCCTTAAAATATGCATAATAGTCTGTTGTTGCAAAATCAATTGTTCCATCACCTTCTGTAATTTCTTTAAATGTTCCTTGACCTGTTGCAGCTGCATATTTGCCTGAAATGGATAACGCACCCCTCATATAATCCACACCACCAATTTGGTATGTATCTCCATTTGTTCTTCTTTCAGAATAAACATCCCATCCATCAAAACCACCCTCAAATAATAAAGTGAACTTTCTTGAATATAGGTAATAATATGGATTTGAATTTGTTTCTGGCTCTGAATTAAAACTTCCACTACCAACCTCAAATGCTGTTTGACCACTTGTTGTATAACTATTTGCTATTGTAACAACTGTTGCACCTGAATCCATATGGAAACCTTTTGTTACCACATTCCATTCTGAACTATCAGAAATAATACTTGCTGGATTTTGTTTACCCTTATAGTTTAATAAAGAATTATCATATCCATAATTTGTTGAAAATCCAAGATATGTTCTTTTTATATTGTCAGCAGATACAGCATTTGATGCTGCAAATGGTTCATTGTTAACAACCTCATTATTAAAATAATATCTTGTCTTATATAATAAATTTGGTGTTAATGCGTCATTATACTTTCTGTGTGGGTATCCCATAAATCCACAAGGAATTGCATCAGATGGAAATTCATCACCCATTTCAAGCATAATATATTTTGAAACCAAATTATATTTGCCATCACTTGTTCCAATCTTCTTTCCAATGAAACTATTTTGTAATTCATCTAATGTGCAATTTGTATATTTCTCCAATACAACTGGTGCTGAATCTGAATCATAATAACTTCTAACCAATACATCAAATGTTCTATTCTTAAATGACATATTAATAATTGAAACCTTAACTTCAGTATTTGCTGAATTGCCATCAGATATTGAAATGAACTTGAATAAGTTATAAACTTTATTTCCTCTCAATTCAGAAACAACAAATGGTGTTTTTGGTGATTGATATTTTTCAAGATACCACCCAATTGATGTAGTACTACCACTTCTTGCTGATGGCAAATAAGTTAAATTAGTTTTTAATCCTTTAATATAACCAAGTCTATAAGCCTGATTTAATAAGGTTGGATAATGCTCCTCAACAAAAATTGGCACATCATTTCTATCCTTGCCAAAATTATCTACTCCCAATACATTTGCAATATAATTTGAATTGGTATTTTTTAATGATACATTAAATGTGTAATTATTGTTTGATGTTGTTTTTCCACTTAAAACAAAATTACCAAATGGTGTCTCACTTATAGTTGTACTATTATTTGTATCAATAGTTAATGCACTTAAACTATAAATCTGACCATGATTTGTGGAAGAATAACTTGTTATTCCTCTTGACCTAATTGTTGCCACAACCATATCATTATAATCTGTATATGCTGTTCCAGTGAATGTATAAGTGTTACCAATTACTGTTCCAGTGAATGAACCACTTGAAACATTAAAATTAGATGTGTTGTAATAAAATGAATAACCTGTATAATCATTCCCAGAATTAGAAAATGTTGCATAATACCACAAATCATTTTCATTGGCTGGCTTACCATCACTACCCAAAGGAATTGTTGTTCCAAAATAATTATATTCAGTTAATCCAGATTTTGTTGAACCTGTGATTGAATTATACACAGATACTGGTAATGAACCATAAGTTGATGTTTGACCAGTTAATGAAGTTGATAAAGCCACATCATTTGCAAATGTCTTTAAATCATCATAGAATGTTGATGTTGAACCATTGCTTGTTGTATAAGTATCACCAGAAAATAATGATCCACTTATACCATTTGGATACGTAGCACTTGTTATTACAAATGTCCCAGTTGTTCCAGTTGTTCCAGTAAATGTTATTGAGATAGATGAACCAACACCAGTTCCACCGGTTAAACCAACAGTTGAATGATTAACATTTGCAATTGTTGTTATTGACCAAGATGGGCCAGCATCATAACCAGATAATCCCAATACTCTTGTAACATACATTTGATTTGATTGCTGCAAATATGACTTGGCAATATATGCAGATTCATATTTTGGTATTTGTGTGTTTATATACTTCTCAGGTGATGTTCCACCAAAATAAGTTTGAAATTCATCATAACTTGTAATGAATATAGGCTCAAATGCAGGACCTTTAATTGTTTCACCGACCATTCCTAATGTGGTTACACCAATACTCTGGGAAACAAACGTTAAATCTGTTTCAGAAGTGTATACACCAGGGGATACGAATACTTTTTGATTTGCCATTGTTATTTTTTATTTATTCATATAAATATCTAAAAAATAATCAAAAACTATTATTCCTTTATTAATCTAATTGGAAACCCATCTTTTTTCCACATACCACCTTTACCAAACTCATTTCCTGAAAATAAAAATAAGTATTTGCATAAATTTTCATCAATTGACTCTGGTATAAAAAATGCACATAATAAATCTGTTGCATAATTTCCATCCATATGCCTAAACCCTATTGGCGTTGCATTGAAACCAACCTCATTTGTCCCACCAAAATTTTGTGTAATTATTTGACCTGTTTCAAAATTATGAACTTCATTTAACCAGCCATCAATACTCTTTAATTTATATCCAGCATTATCCTTACCACCAAGATGATTTATTAAAATGTCCCAATCATTCTCGGTTGGAATCCTCCAACCCAAGGGTGCAGTATTTCTTGAATCAATTATTGCCCAATAATTATATAAATAATTATTGTTTTCATTTATGCAATAGGCTGGTGATGTCAATTCACTCCATTCATTCCTATTTGGTACAAATGGAATATCATCACCATTCCTAAATTTTGTTATTGTTACATTTTCTTTAGCCCATATTTGAAGCCCAATTTTAATTTCACTCATATTAACTTATTTTAGTGTACCTGTAATATATTGTTTGAGTTGGTGTTTATGTTTGAGTTGGTGTAATAGTGTTAGTAGGTGTTATTGTTTGAGTTGGTGTAATAGTTGGTGTAATAGTGTTAGTAGGGGTCACAGTTGGTGTTGGTGTTGGATCAACTACTTCTGGAATAATTAAATCATAACTTGTAAGGTAGTTTGGAACATATAGAGTATATAGTCCACTTAATTTACTTGTTTCAGGTCTTGGGTAAACATCAAAAGGGATAACTTTTTCGCCAATAATATAAGTGATATTGTTTTGTAGTAATGTTACAAAAACAATTTCTCCACTCAAATTTAGGCTTGTTATCCTTAATGCTGATGCCATATTAAATTATCTCATAAGTTAAATCATTTATTGGTAAGTTTGAACTTATTGGTATATTTGATACTTGGTTTTGAATTTCAGTTTCAAATACTTGGCTAATTCTATTTATTGCTGGTTTCACCTCAAATTCTTCTTCATCAATTAAAAAACCCAACATTGTGAAATCATAAGATTGAATATAGAATTTTCTGCTATCAGTATTAATTTGTGATTCATCTGATATATTGGTTGAAATGATTGGTATATAATGTCCATTGATTGTTGCATATGCTTGTTTAGATGAGAATTTTTGCAACACTTTTGTATTGAATTTATTCAAATCTCTAATTCTATTTGTAATTATTTTAACACTAAAATTTATATCAATTGGTACAGGTTGTGGAATTGAATAAATATCAAATCCATTTCTTTGTCCATCCCATGTTGGTACGCTTGCAAAATAAAATGGTTTTCTATTTGGTATTGTGTATTGTGTTGCTGGGTTTGTTCCATATTTGGAATCATTCATTCTTACCAATGTGATAAATGGTGGGACTGGATTATTATCTTCATCAATGAAAGTCCAAGTTTCAGTATATTGAGACCAATTTTGAGTGCTAATTATTTTTTCAACAAGTGGAATTATTTTACCCCCACTTAAAATTTGCAAATCATTTTTAACAAATTCAAGCATACCTTTATCAAGATCCTCATGTAATAAAGATTTTGGTAAATATGTCCCATTGTCAATGATATTATCCAACAACTCTTCTCTTCTATCTAATAGAGTTTTATCATATACAATATCCAGATTTGTTTTTATTTTTTTGGGTAATGTCATATTATTTTTCTTCGTTATCGTGGCCACATTTATGACATATATATGGATCATTGCCGCCATCTGCCAATTTCCAAGACCATTCACAATTGTTGCAAATTACTTTTTTATTTGTAACAATTTCTGTGATTTTATTTAATTGTACTTCTGTAACTATAATTTTCATTATTTTCCTCTAAATTCATCTTTATTAACAAATGTGGCTATAATAGTTCTATAGAATGGTTTATAACCAGCATATGTATGTTTATTATCCATATTAACAATTCCATCATCATTAACAGAATAGTATCTAACTTTATCTTCTGTCACATAATAAGCCAAATAATCACCTTTTAATATTTCAACATTTAAATCATCCAATTGCTTTTGGTATAATGATAATTTAAGATTACCAGGTTCTTTTTGTTCAATTTTGGAATTACCCAATTGTTTCATTGTTGACTCAACTATTTGAACCAATCCTGTTATTTCAATTGGCGGCATAAAAACAATTCCATCGGTTGGCGATTCACCATAAACATCATCTTTTTTTGTTTTTTTTCTATCAATTCTATATAAAACAATGGTCATATTTAAATCACCACCCATATATTCCATACCCAAATCAATATCCAAATTATAATCATCTGCGCCAAAAAATTTACCAATTCTGGTTATAGGAACTATTTTTGCCATATATATTCTTTTATCTAAAATAAATATCATTTAGTTGATAATTTAACACTTATTTATTATTATTAAATAATATTGATATAAATTATGAACAAAAAAAAGATAAGTGAGGACGAGGCGTTGTTGTTATTAAAATCATATAATGGTCAAAATGATTATTTAAATGGTTTAAGGAATATGGCTTTGGAAAACCCAAATTTTTATTTGACTCCAAGCCAAGTTGAATACATTTCATTATTTAACCAGACAAGACCAAAGATTGCCAGAAAGTGGGTTGACCTTGATATCTATTTTGCAAAAATGATTGCTGATGATAAATTATTAACAAGTGTTCCCCAAAAAATATGGATTGAAAAGTTATTGGTTGAGAAGGAAAAATCATACCACATTCTTGGTAGATTTTTTGATAATGATAGATTAACCCTTTATTGGATTCCAAAAGATGGAATTATTGTGGATAAGACAAATAAAAATGTTGTTATTGATTATGAAAAGTATTCCCATAGAATACCCTTTGAACATCAAAAAGAAGCAATTATAAAATTGCTTGAGAATGATAAATTCATATTAGCAGATGATATGGGTTTGGGTAAAACTAGTTCAGCAATTATTGCCTCAATTGAAGCTAAACCAAGTAAAACTTTAATTATTTGTCCAGCAAGTTTAAAACAAAATTGGAAAAGAGAAATTGAAAATTATTCAAACAAAGAAATTTTTATTTGTGAGGGGAAAAAATATGACGATTCTGCTGACTTTGTAATCATTAACTATGATATTATTAAAAACTTTCATTCATTAAAATCAAAAGA